CTCGGAAGTTCCTCAATCTCAAAGAAGTTCATTCTTCCGCCAGCATCAGCGTAAGGCACCCAACGTTCCCAAATCTTCTCCATTTGTTTCTGCAACTGATCAGCATAATCCTCGTTTATTTTTAAAGTTTCTCTATCAAGTCTGCTTTGGGGACGAATGCCAGAACCAATAATATTTGTCGTGATCGTATCTACCGCGCCGGATGCAATACCATCGTTGCGCACTAAATCCCTGCTTCTTTCACGTAAAGTGTTCAGTTCGGGCAAAAGGTCCCGATCAGCTGATCCGCCACCTGGAATCCATGATCCTCTTAATCTTCCATGTTCCGCGGCACGATAAGATCCAAGCATGTGTTGAGAGATAAAACGGAAATGCTTACGGCGTGCGGATGCAAGTGGAGAAAAAATACCGATAAAGTCATCTACTTTGTCGGAAAAGTTTTTTTGGGTTTGTTTTCTTCTTGAGTTTTCTTTAATCATCTGCGTTTACAAATTTTACGTACGTGCGGCCAGTGTTATTTTCTGTGGCAATTTGCTGGTCAATATATTTCAGGAAATCTGTCACTTCTTTTAAATTTCTAAAACTAATTACCCTGCCATTAATAGTATATGAACTAGTGAGAACAGAACCATTGGCTAATCCGTCGAGAACTGCGGTTTTAAGAACTGCCCAAGTGGTAAATGCCATTTATTCTCCTTATTAAAAACAAAAGCGGCAATTAGATGGTTAGGCACCTAACTGCCGCTTCGATATCCGGGCGTCCCCGAGATGTTCCCCTATTTAGTTACTTACAGTTTATGCTCAATGCAAAATTTTGTAAAGAGGGTCGTTACTACGCTGTAGTAATAAGATTTTGAGCCTCTTCTACTGTGAACCCGAGTCTAAACAATTTGCAATTCGGATCCTCTTTGTATTCTTCTTGATATCTTTCGGTAACTTCTTTCGTGATATCATCCTTTAATTCCTGAATACGATGAGTTGCGTCAATAATCCCCGTTTCGCCTACTTCAAGTTTATTAGTTGTTATCCAGACAATTCTTTCATCAATACATCTCTGCAAAAAAGCCTTTGTCTCAACCGGATATTCCGCGATGACATTAAGCACGTCTTGTTTAATATTAAAACATTTCGGGAAATTTCTCATTTACTACCTCCTAGTTAAGTGAATGTATAATACCGGTCTATTTTCTTTATCACCGTAACAAACGGTATTTCGCTTTTATATTTATCTATCTGATCACGCAAGACGTTCGATCCGGTGAACATCATATAAATCTTATCGTCCATCTTAAACTGCAATGTCAAACACTTCTCGCAATTCTCTTTCTTGTAATGGCTATCTTTAACGCGATAATCGAGTACTGTAATCTCTCGATTAACCACGTCATCTAACTTAAGCTTGCTGCCCTCTAAAGGCATGTTCTCGCGCGAAAACTCACTAAACCGCTTGGGCAAGCTTTTTTCCATTAGCGATCTCCATTAACTTCTCAATCTGTGTCTTAAGACTTAAGTTATGTGTATTCGCCCACATCATCCATCCAAGGCTCGATGCAATAGACGATCTAAATTGCTCTAAGGTGATCCTACCGGCTTCAAAGAGCCTCGGCAGCATCCTTAATCTACGCTTAATCCGTACCGCTGTTGACTTCCGCAGCAAGACGTAATTCGGAAAATGCCGATATCCAAGGAAATCTACGCCATTGGCAACCGGGAAAAGCTCACATTTGCTCATGCGCAGACCCAGTTCATTAGATAAATAAGCTTTTAGATCCCTGGCAATCTCGCGTAAGTCTTGTTTATCGTTGCTAAAAAACAGGAAATCATCGCAATAGCGCAGATAATATTTAATTTTATAGATGTGCTTGGCGCGCATATCTACCTCGTTAAGATATAAATTGCCAAACCATTGGCTGGTATAGTTTCCAATCGGCACGTTATGGCCGTCAGTCACGCTGTAAATGACAGCTTTTAAGAGCGCCAGCGTATCTTTACATTTAATCTTTCGCTGGATGATCCTAAAAAGCACATCGTGCTTCATGCTCGGATAAAATTTCGATATATCACACTTAAGACAATACTTATTGTGCCGGACAAAATCCATTGTGCGCTTACTACCTCTATGTAAACCTTTGTTTTTAATGCATGCGTATGAATCGTAAATAAAAAGCTTCTCCCAAATAGGCTCTAAGACGTTCATGATTGCATGATGAATTACCCTGTCTGGGTTAAATGGCGCTATGTAAATATCCCTCGTTTTAGGAATATAAATCTGCTTAACGCGATAAGGAGATGGCCGGTAAGTTTTATTTAAAAGGCTTTCCCGAATGGCAAGAAGTTTTGCTTCTGTATCAATACGAAATTCCTTTACCGAGCGCTGCCAGTTTTTCCCTTTGCTGGCGTTTTTAAACGCAAGGCGAAGGTTTTCAATCGAAGCGATTTTTTCGTAAAGATTGTTATGCCTTCTCATATCTCACCGTTTAATTGGGCCAGGTGACTTTCGCTTGCGCTACTAACCACCCATCCCCTCCGTTGTGTATTTTGCCTTTTTATCAGCAAGGCCAACGTGTCCAGCCAGGAGTTTAAGTCCGCAAATCTGTTTCCTGTATCCGCGCAAAACCGGCAGCCGATATTCGTATTCGTATTCCAGCGGTAGTTATTCGCATTACGACCACGCGAGCCGCAATTCGTCCCATTATTCCAATTGATGCCGGCGAGCAGCTCGCAACCGGTGACACATTAGCCTGTGGTGCTTTTCAAAAAACGTCGCCGAGCGTGTTCCGTGTTCGGCTTACTTCGCTTAAACGGGCTCCGCGCAAAACCGGCAGCCGAGATTCGTATTCGTAGACCAGCGGTAGTAATACGCAAGACGACCACGCGAGCCGCAATACGTCCCAGTAAGCCAATAGAGGCCGGCGAGCAGCTTTACATCACCATACGTTCCTTGTTTGTAAAGGCTCCCCTTGTTTCCACCTAATGTTTGCCAACCAAAAGCTTGACTATTAAGGGCCAGATCAGCAGTTGCAGTAACCCCACCAGCATTAGCTGATTCAAGTCTGTCATCCGCGCCATCGTCATAATTCAACGCCGTGCCAATAGTGCTGGCAGTAGCAGAATGACTTATCTGCAAAAAATATGTTGGATTGTTTGTCGGGATAAGTACATCTTTTGAGAATAAGGTATTGTTAACTTTTAACCTTGTTGAGGCAGTGCCATCATCATCAAAATAGACCGGCAATCCGGTGTTTGCATTGGCGTCATGAGTAATCTTGACCTTGTAATTTGTGGGACCGATCCATTTGTCTACTGCGGCAGAAGCCATATTGCAGCAGAGATACGGAATATTATTATCGTATTTAAGATAAACCTGGTTTCCTCCGGGGCTTGCGGCGTATGTTACGTTAAAAGTTAATGCCGCTGCCTGCACTGTTCCATCAGGATCACAACGGAAACTCTGCTCATCGAGCCATTGGTACATAACACCCGCGCAATCTTCAGCTCCGATATTTGAAAGCATGCGCCTTGCGGCTGTATCTACATGACCACCAGTTGTTACCGGATCTGCTGAACCGGTAATATTTGTTTTCTCATTACAACCGGCTGCAATAGTTTGAAACTCTCTATCGCGCAACATGCGTTTCTTAACTGCGGCTCCGTCATCGGTAAAATCATTCCAATCACGTGAATCGCTGATAGTACCGCCATTTACTGAAGCGGTTGATACTCCGGTCCCGCTGGCCAAATAGATATCTACCCAGATATTAGCCTGATCAGAAAAAACCATACCTTCCGGATTAGACCATTTAGGTTTATGATTAAGATCCCAAATTGAAGCTGGTAATACGTCTCCGGCAACAAAACCGGTTAAGGTATGCCCTGAGATTGTACCAACAGCTACACAGACGCAATGGAATCCTCCGATTTTTCGGCTGGTAAGGGCACTGTATCCGCTGGGATAAGTGGATGCCGCGGAAAGCAATAAACCACCTCCGGTAACTACATAAATATAAAAATCTTTTCCCACCCTGGCGGCTGCTGCCGTATAATCCGTTGGGGTTATAGTATCCCAATTCGCGGCATTAGAAAGATCAATTTCTTGCGCTGCGGATAATGAATAAATTGTTCCGTTACAATCAACTGTTAAATTCGTAGGACTAACAATTATATATCTATTCGCGGCAGTGGCGTAAGGAGTTTTGAGCGCCCATCTAACATCGCGCTGATATAGTGCCGGCAAATAGAAACTTGATCCTCCACCTCTAATAATAGTAAGTTTATCTGACATATTCCCTCCTGTTATAAATCCGATCCATCAACATAAGTGACTTGCAGTGTTCCACTCACACTTCCGGTACGGATAATTTTAAAGTTTTTCAAGAAAATAAGGTCCTTGAGCTTTAGTGTGTCCCCTGTTTTAAGTAAATGCCCAACCGAAGTTGTGGGACTCGTACCATCAAGTCTATATCTCATATCTCCACCCTCAGCGGTTATCTGTACCGCTGGCGAAGCAACTACATCTCCGGAAAGCATAATCGTTGCGGGATCATAACTCGCCAACGTTAATGATTTCACCGTATTATCAACGGTGATAGTTTCAAAGGCTATTACTCTCATCTGAATCCTCCTTGGTTAATTTATTTTAAAAAACAAAAGCGGCAATTAGATGGTTAGGCACCTAACTGCCGCTTCGATAAATCCGGGCGTCCCCGAAAATATTCTTTTATTTAGTTACTTATATTTTATGCTCAATGCAAAATTTTGTAAAGAGGGTCGTTACTACGCTGTAGTAATAAGATTTTGAGCCTTATAATACTGCTTTTGCGATCTGCTGTTTTTCTTCCGCTTCGATACTCCGAAAACGAAATTCACATATCTTACATTTATGATAGCGAATCGGTGGCGTACTAGAATAAGTTTTAATATTTTTACTTTTACATTTTGGGCATTTAAGCGGATAATAAATTATTCCATAGACTGTGGTATGTCCTTCCTTTAATGTTTCTGTCTCGGCCTTCTGTCTCGGCTTATCGTTAGCATATCCCTTAAGCCAATCATCTTTTCTTACCCAACTAGCCATGTCGTATCCAGTTCTTCCGTTTACCAACCCAACTCTCGGGCTTTTGTTCGGAATCATGATTAACTTTTTCTGCCTGTGGTTTTGGTTTATCCTCATCCTTTAACGCAAAAACATGAAGCATCTCCGCAGCTGCGGCCGCGTAAACTTCCGCATCCCAGAAATGTGTCTTCGAATGCGTCCTTACTGGTTGCCAAACTTCGTATGCCTGGCTTTTCTTTTTATCGCGCTTAATTACTTTATGCTCACCACAAAACCATTCGAGATATTCTACAGAAGGATTACTATGCAAATGCCAGATTGGATTCGGCGCATGAACAAACCGGCTGATCTTGTCCTTAAAATAAGTAGTGTCAAGAAGCCATAAGAGAAGTCCGCCAGGAATTATCTTTCCGGTATCTGGATATTTATCAATAGTACTAGTCTTATATGGAACTCCTGAAAGCTGATCTTTACCTTTTATCGCGCGGGAGATGCTTCTAAAATCACGACAGATATCGTATACCTGGCTTGTCTCATACCCAGTATCAATACAAGAAAGTCTTACAAAATAAGGATCGAGGTTTGAGTTTACCGATGCGTATGACGAATTAAATAAAATCTTAATAACATCTTCCCATTGCTCTACGACTTCATCCAAAATAAGCCATGACTCCTGTTTTACTCCCCAAGCGCGAATCACAACAGCAAAATATCCTTTTTGTACGTCAACTCCACCCGTAAGTACTATTGCCTCTTCCGGGACCGTACATTTTTGGTATGGTAAAGATAATGTCTTAAGTTTATCCGGGCGCGTCTCCTCAACCTTTTCTTGCCAAATTTGAGCAAGCCAGCTATTGATAAAGTTCATCAGCAATTCAATCCGGTCTTTTGAATTAAAAAACTCTGCAATGATCTCGGAAAAGGTAAGCCATGGTGAATAGAGCGCGTTTAAATAAAACCCGGCATGTGATGCGGGCGGGAAAATAATCTTTTCTGGTAATTTTCCTCTATTAGAAATCTTAATTACTTCGGGAATCCACTGCCCCAATAAAAGCATCCTTTGCTTCATCAAATCAGTAATTCGTTCTTTACAATAAAGGCATTCATACCAGGCGAGATGTAAATGTTTAATTTTTTCTGGATCTCTTTCGGTTTCCGGAACCTTGATTTGTTCAAAATCTAATACCTGATATCCTCCGCAATGCGGGCAAGGTACATAATAGCACCTTCGATCTGATCTCTCATATTCACGGTGTATATATCCGTCTTTAGTGGTTGGAGTAGAACACGAAACAATCTTGTGATTCCAAAACGTTCTGGTTCTTTCTGTGGCGAGCTTAACCGGGTCTGCTTCCTCTCCGGAAAAATGTGGATATTTATCCGTTTCATCCATAAAAAGATACCTTACTGGTTTCTGTGAAAGTGCCGCTGGGCTATTAGCTCCGGCGAAATACAGAATCATCCGATCAAGAGCAATCTCCATCTTGGTTACATCATCTTGATCAGATGTAATATGACTGCGTAATGCCTGCGATATCTCTATCATTGGGCGTATACGCCTGCGGGATACCGTTTTGGCGTCTGGTTCGCGCGGCATAACCAACAAGGATGGCCCGGGGTCCTGATCGATCGCGTAAGCCAGCATGTTATACATCGCTTCGGTTTTCCCTACCTGGGTAGACGCCTTAATAGTTATTTTTTCAATTAAAGGGTTTATGAAGGCATCCATAATCCCGCGCAGATAAGGCGTGCGATCAGTCCGCCACATACCCGGCTCTGCGCATGTTAATGGATCTAAAATGCGGTTGTGATCAGCCCATTCCGATACTTTTAACTCTTTCGGAAGTTGCCAGGCTCTACGAACCTGATCAGACCAAATCTTCGGCAATACTATTGATTTTGTTAATGTCTGCATTTTTCTCAAATATTTTTCCATCTGCTATTAAACTTATGGCTTCTTTTACCCTGCCAGAAAGAACCGCTTCGATCTCTCGTGTTTCCAACCCAACTAATTGCGGGGCCACTGAACGCGGGAGCGCCAATAAAGATCTCTTTATAGCAAGACTTACCTGAACAAGTTGCGTTTCTACTTGTGCTTTGAGTATAAGCTGCCCCATTCTCTGTTTAAGAGTAATCTCGGCTAACTTTGCTTTATACTCCCGATATTTTGTTTCCCAAAAATCTGCATCAGCTTTTTTTCTACCCCCTGATTTCTTACGTTTATCTCTAAGTAACCGCCAGCTGCGAATTTCTATAAGATCATATTGTTTCTGTGGGGTAATTGGCATTCCTTCTTTTACCCAATGCCTTACCGTACGATCAGAAACCCCTAATATCTTCGCAACCTTCTCCTGGCTATCAACAACAGTGGGTGATCCGGGTGGGATCTCAAAAGCCTCCAACTCTTTGATCTCTGATTTCGTCAAACTTGGTGTCTGTGGTTTGCCTGTCGCAAGTTTTTCCACTAAATGTATGCGCCGTCTTTTTCTTGCCATGTCAACTATATTTGGTTTTGGTTTAACTTCTTCCATTTTTTTCATAATTAGGGTATTGGTGGTTGATAACCCGGGCGAATATGCTTAATTACTCGGCTGCAAGCCACATTCCCTAATCATGTGGTGGCTCGGTAATCCTATTAGGCCCGGCCGCCCATTCTTAAGATGATATTATTTGCCTTCCCGCCTGAAATGGGAATGCTTTAATATAATATTCTTTCGTCCTATGTTTTTTACATAGGTGAGCGATCTGATACCCGTCCGGGGTCAACGCTTTGTCTGTTATCGCTTTACAAATTACGCATTTATCGTAAAGCGAAAATCTAATTTCATATAACTTACTTATCTCATAATCATAAAAACATTTCTCAGCCTCTTCTTTGGTACTATGTCCTTCTGGATGGTTTACGCAGTTCCCGGCTGTAAAAATATCGCCATCTCTCAGCCCTGTCCAATTCCATCGGCCTGTATCTTTCAATTGACGCGCTTCGTAATAGTTCATCTTGCCTCCAATTGGGATTTCTTCCCGGTAAATTCTTCCCACCGGCGTACCGCTACATCACAGAATACCGGCTCTAATTCCATAGCAAAACACCTTCTATTCAATTGCTCAGCTGCTATAATCTGTGAGCCGCTACCGCTAAAAGGTTCATAGCAGATATCCCCAGGCTTTGTATGTACGCGCATAGGGATAGCGAATATCTCTGTAGGTTTAACCGTGGGATGATCTAACCCGTTATTGCGCTTCTTACCTTCCCAATCTACTTCCCAAATATCGCTATAATATTCCGGCGACTCTGGATCGCCGTTACGCAATAAGGTCGTGAACCAGACTGTGCCAATCCGCTTTTGTGAAGGCCTAAAGAATGGCTTACTACCTTTTTGCCAACCAAATATACATGGTTCATGTCGCCAGGGATACACAGAAAAGGTGAGGACAGTGCAAGGCTTAACCCAGATAATATGTTGATGGACTAGAAGACCCAAGTCTTCCCATATCTTCCGGATCAGCACAAGCCTGCGATCTGCATGCCATAGGTAAAGCGCCGAGTTTTTATCAATAACCTTAAGTGCTACTGAATAGAAATCCCGATAAAACTTTTCTGCATCGGGGATATCTATTTCGTGATATAAATCAGACCAATCCTTACCGCCATTAGGCCTATCTGCGCCAGTATAATCAACCATATAAGGCGGATCTGTGGCCAGTAATTGCGCCTTACAACCATCCATAAGCCTTAAAACATCCGCTTCATTAGTGCTACTGCCACACAAAAGGCGATGCTGCCCAAGAATCCACATATCACCTAATTTTGTAATGGCTACTTTGGGCGCGGCCGGGATATCATCTGGCAGTGTATTTCCAACTTGGCCAATCTCAAGTTGCTCACATTCTTCTCTTAACTCCTTAAGATGTAATTCCAAGTAGTCTTCCGGCATTTCCTGCCTTAATTTTTCTAAGATAGGAATGA